AACGGAGCCGCCTGATTAGGTCATACGTTTCGCGGATCAGACAAAACACGTCCCGGCCGCACCCAGCAAGGGCCCGGATGGTATCTCAGGAGCTCAGGATGTGCGAGGGCGGTAAACTCGGGCTAGAAGAGCGGCTGCGCACCATCGAGCGCGACCAGGCAAATGAGGGGTACGTGATAGGAGGGGGGGGGAAGGAAAAGACGATGGCAACGGAAGAGCAGGGCCCGGTGCGCGCCGCCCTCATCAAGGTGATAGAGGCTGTTCAGGGGGTGGCATCCACGCACGAGTGGTCAGATCACTGGTACACGCCCAAGGGCCTGGCGGCGCTGCAGCCGGAGGTCCGAGAGCTCCGCGCGGCCGTCCTGAACGCCATGGCCGCCCTCGAGCCCCGCAGGCCCGAGCCACTGCCCACTCCAGTGTCCGTACCGGGGCAGTGTCGACTGGTCGGCGTCATCAGCAACGCGCTTACGCTCAGAGGACCGTGTGGCCCGCTGGTCACGATCAAGGCGGACGGGAACGTGGAGTTTGGGGAGGGCTACACGCTCGACGAGACCGCCATACTCTTCTGGGAAGCGCTCGCCGGCTGCAACCCGCTCTTGTCCAGGGTGCGGGAGCTCGAGAGCGAGCTGGCCCGCCTCCGGCTCGCCGCGGCCGTGGCGGTGAATGTCAGTACGGGTTTCGCGTGAGATCGAGCCCGCTCGCCGTGCGATGAGCCGCCTCATCATCACCGTCGGCCTACCGCGCGCCGGCAAGACAACATGGGCCCTCACAACGGGCCGCCCGATCGTCAATCCCGACAGCATCCGCTACGCGCTGCATGGCCAGCGCTTCTTCGCTCCGGCCGAGCCATTCGTCTGGGCGATGGCGTTCGCGATGGTCGACGCGCTCTTCCATGCTGGTCACGAGGCGGTGATCGTGGACGCGACCAACGTGTCGACGCAACGTCGCGAGGCCTGGGTCGAGCGGTTCGCCTCAAGGGCACAGGTGACGTTCCACGTGATCTCGACGGATCCGGCGACGTGCATCGAACGCGCGAAGGCCGAGGGCGACGAAACCATCATCCCGGTCATCGAGCGCATGGCGCGCGAGTGGAACTTGCCCATGCCGTGGTCTCGAGCGACTCCGCTCTCTCCCACGCCGAAGGAGTATGTCTCGTGCGCCTGCGGCAAGGTGACGGGCGCTCCTGGCTGGTGGGAAAACTGCGAGGCTGGCGAGGCCGCCTCGCACCATCCCGCGGGCTGTCTTCCTCCGCCCGACGCGGCCAAGGACGAAACGTGAGAGCCCGCGTCCGCGACTCGTAACGCAGCGCGCCTGCGCCCCGGTTAGGACCGGCGCCCCGCCCAGGTGTAGAAGTGGCGGGAGCACCGGAGGCCTCCGATGGCACTTGAACGCGGGCCCGGCCTGCTGGCGCGTGGGGAAGAGGAGCTCTTCCCCGACGCTACATGACCGAGCAGCGGAGGGGATTCCCTGTTGCGGTAGTCGCGCGGCGGCTCTGCATCAGCCGCTGGACGCTCATCCGACGCATCAAGCACGGCGACGTCGTTGCTGGTCGGCTCGCCGACCGCGGCCCGTACCGCATCCCCGCGTGCGAGCTCGAACGCCTCGAGCACCAGCTGCACCAGCTGCACCTCTTGCACCGCTTGCCCAGCTTGCACCAGGAAGCGCCGCCGGAACGCTCGGTCGACGTGACAAGCGCCGAGAGACGAGACCATGGCAACCGCGCTTGATCCTCTGGCGCCGGGCAGACTGGGATTCACCGTTGGGCCGCCCATCGGGCGGCGACCAGCTACGTGCCCTCGCCCGCACCCCCAGGCCCCCTCGAGAGAGCTTCGCGCCGTGCGAAGCGCGCTCCGACCGCGAACGCCGGGAAAGCGTCATCGAGAGGGCGCGCATAGACCGGGAACTCGCGCTCCTGCGCAAGAAGGCCGCCGCGCTCGGCTTCGCGAACCTCATCACCACGGCGCAGCTCGTACGGTGCGCGATCGCCGGAAGACTCGAGCCTTCCGCCCACGTCTCCTGCCCTCGCTACGGCGTCGACACTGGCCAGGGGGCGGGGATGCCCGTCTCCTGCTGCATTCAACGGCAAGCCGCTCGGTGGCCGGGCAAGCAAGCGCCCATCCATGACTACTGCGGATCGGGCGCCTGCTCGCTCGGCCGCGAGTACCGCGTGCGCGCGAGCTACTCGGCCGAGGAGGACTGGGCCTCGAAGTCCAAGGCTCATCGCGCGAGTTACCAGTTTTTCCGCAAGGACGCGGGGATACAGCGCCAGAAGCGGCGTCTCGCGATCCTGGCCGACTACCCGGTGCCGACCATCGACGTGCCGCCGGGCTACGTCGCTCGGCTGCCCATCGAAAGCGACGCCGACGACGTGAAGGTCGCGCTGGCGCCGTGAGACGTGGAGCCATGGAGGCCGAGCGTCTCGCCCTTGCCTTACCCCGCCATGCACCGCTCGTCGCGCCCCTGCGCGTGGACGCCGATGGCTCGAGACGGCTGTACGAGGCGTGGCTCTCTGGCCGCAACGACAACACGCGCAAGAGCTACGCGGCGACGGCCAACGACTTCGCCGCCTACCTCACGCGGCGCTTCGGTCGCAAGCTCGGCCCGGACGCTGCGCTCGCCGAGCTCCTTCGCGCCGGACATGGCCCCGCGAACCTCCTCGCCCTCGACTACCGCGCAGATCTCCTCGGGCGTTGTGCACCGGGGACGGTGGCCCTGCGCATCTCGAACCTTCGCGCGGCCGTGCGGCTCGCGAAGCTCCTCTCCATGGTCCCGTGGGAGCTCGAGACCCCGAGCGTCAAGGTGCAGCGCTACCGCGACACGGAGGGGCCGGGGCTCTCGGCTGTGCGAGCTATCGCCCGCGATCTGCGCGGCCGGGAAGGCGTCCGCGCCACTCGCGACCGGGCGCTCCTGGCGCTCCTCTACGGCCAAGGACTGCGCCGCGGCGAGGTCGTCTCGCTCGACGTCGAGCACGTGGACGTCGCCGGTGGAAGGATCGCCATCCTGGGCAAGGGCCGGCTCGAGCGCGAGTGGGTCGCTCTCTCTCCCGACGTCCTCCAGGTCCTCCGCGCCTGGCTCGCGGTGCGTCCCTCGCAGTCCACGGGTCCGCTCCTCTTCGGCTGGAGCGCTGTCACGGGGCAAGTGATGGGCCGGCTCACCGGGCGCGGGGTGGCGAAGATCGCGGCCAGGTGGGGCAGCACGGTCGGCAGGCTCTGCCGGCCGCATGGACTACGGCATACCGCGGCCACGGAACTGCTCGACGCGGGCATGACGTGGCAAGAGGTGGCCGGGTTCACGAGGCACAAGGATCCGAGCACCCTTCGCCACTACGACGACAACCGCGCGAGGCGTGGGACCAAGGCGGCCGAGCACCTTGCGAGCAAGGTTAGGCTGTAGCGCGCGGGGCCGCTTCTGTTCCTTATAGGCCCTGGTACCTATGGCTTCCAAGAAACGACCCCAAGCCGTCCTCCGCAACCGTATCGTCGCCCACGAGCTCGTCCCCGCCGCGAAGCTCCAGGCCCACCCCTTGAACTTCCGCCGCCACGGAGAAGCCCAGCGCGCAGCGCTTTCCGGCTCGCTCACCGAGATCGGTTGGGTGAAGTCGGTCATCGTCAACCGGGCGACCGGGCGGATCATCGATGGTCACGCCCGCGTCGAGGAAGCCGCGCGAAAGAGCGAGCCGGTCCCGGTGGATTACGTGGATCTGTCGCCGGAAGAGGAGCGGCTCGCGCTCGCCACGCTCGACCCCATCGGCGAGATGGCGACGGTGGATGATGCTGCGCTCGCCGAGCTACTCAAGGGAGTGGAGACCGAGGACCGAGGACTGCGCGAGCTCCTCCTCTCGATGGAGCCCGAGGGAGAGGACGACGGGGATCCCGTGACCGTCGAGGAGGTCGACGTCTCTGCCCTCACGAGCGATCGCTTCTGGCTGAGCGTCCAGGGGCCCCTGCCGCTCCAGATGGACGCGATCGAGAAGCTACGCGACGCCCTCGAGGAGCTCCCTGGCGTAGAGGTCGAGGTCGGGACCACCCGATGATGAACAGGACCAAGTACGCGCGGAACCACGAGAACAAGGGCAAGCCGCCGGTGGGCTCGAAGAAGATCGACAACAGCCCGCAGGCGCAAGAGGCGAAGCTCGATCTAAGGCGGCGCGTTCTTCAAGAGATCCACCAGGCCCGCGTCTTCGATGCCTTCTGCGGCCGGGGGGAAATGTACCGGGGCGTATGGAAGGACGCGGCGCTCTACGTGGGCTGTGATGAGCGACCGTGGCATCGTGAGGACCCGCCGCGGTTCGTCGCGGATAACCTGCGGCTCATGCGCGCGATAGACCTTGGGCGCTTCAACGTCTTCGACTTGGACGCCTACGGCTCACCGTGGGAGCAGGCGGTGATCCTGGCGGCTCGGAGGAGGTGGGCGCCGGGCGAACGCGGCGCGCTCGTCCTCACCGATGGCTCCGCCTTCGCGCTCGGGTACACGCATATCCCGCCGGGTATGCGCGAGCTCGCCGGGCTCAAGGGTAGGGACGGCCCCTCGACGAAGAGTCACGTGGGCGACCTCATGGACATGGCGCGGAGGGGTTGGGCCAGACGCGCCAGCGTCACGATCGTCAAGATCTGGCAAGCCCAAGGCCAGTCGAAGGCGGAGGTCGTCTACAGCGCCCTCGTCTTCGAGGGCGCGCGGCCCGTCTGACCGAGCTTGCCCTCGGCTCCGTACATGACGCCCCAGACCTTCGCGTACAGGTCGTGCCGCGCCGGGCCCTGGCGCGCTTCCACCTCATTCTTGAAGTTGCGGTAATCGAGGTCGAGCGCGATCTGCGACATCGCAACGGCCCAACCCTCGCGCGTGATGATCGCGCGGTAGGGATAGTCCGTGCCGGCGTTGTGCAGCGTCGGGCCGAGCTCGGGCGCGTACCTCGAGCGCAGCGCGTGCAGATCGTCGGCGACCCGCGCCCTCACCATGAGCTGTAGCGGCTGGTCCTTGCGCGGATCCGCCTGGACCACCGAGAAGAATCCGACCTTCGAGAAGATCCACATGATGAGCCCCCTTCGCTTACGTGAACAGCGACCCTTGACCGTGACGGACAGCGCGCGCCCTGGGCATCTCTCGGACGCGCAGATCGGGAGGGATCTCCCACAGCTCGTGCCTCGCGTTCGGAAAACCGCCGAGCTGCTTCATCCAGAACGCGCCGCCGGCTGCGTGCGTCGCATCGCGCACGCCGCGCGCCCACTCGAGATCCATCGGGCGGTGCCTCGGGCCACTCTCGCCGCCGGCAATGATCCAGTCGAGGCCGCGCAGGTTCGGCTTTCCGAGGCTCTCGAGGAGCGGCTCCACCGAGAGGAAGCGCACGACGGCGGGGAGCCCGCGCAACGCCTCCGCGCGCCAAAGGCCCTTCACATCGCCGACCGTGACGCCCATCCAGACATTCGGATAGCCGTCCCCCCAGTCCTTCGGGAGCAAGGACGCGATCCGGTCGGCTCGCTTGGACAGCATCAGCCAGTCGAGGTGCGGTGTCTTGCGGATGAGGTCAAAAGCTCGCGCGAGCGCGCCCTTCGGCGCCTCCTTGTCGGCCCAGTCGCACATTGATCCGCAGAAAACTCGGCGGCGCTCGCCGGCTTGTGCCGCGGCGCGATTCCAGATGAGCGGCTGTTTCCAGTACCGCTCGCTCGTCTCTTGGCGAGGCGCGCCTTTACCCCAATGCGCCCCTCCCGTCCGCTTGTCGATTGCCGCCGCGTAACAATTCGCGCACGCCGGATCGACTTGCACGCAGCCTAGCCACGGGTTGAACGTGGAGTGACACCAGTTTATTGCGGTCGTCTCGCCCATGCATAAAGAGTATATATCACCCACGGTCGTATGTCAAGTTCGCGTGAGGGAGTGGTACGTGGGAGGGGTGGACGCGAAGAGGTTGACGTATGGCGGTTGACGCGGGCCCTCCGCCTGGCGGGGCGCCCTTGGTGCCGGAGGCGGCCCCGCGCAAGGGGCCTGGTCGTGGCTCGGCGGCGCGGGCGGCCGAGGCGCGGCGCAAGGTGCTCGACCTGCGCGTGATGGGGGTGACGTTCGAGACCATCGGCCGGCAGCTCGGGATGTCGAAACAGGCCGCGCACAAGCATTACCGGCGCGCGATGGCCGAGACTCAGGAGCGGACGCTCGGGCTCGCAACGGAGGCGGCCGAGCTCACGCGGCGCCGGCTTGACGCCTTGGTCTCCGCGCACTGGGCGAGGAAGGGCGATCCGCGGAGCGCCGAGGTCATCATTCGCACGGAGGCCCTTCGCATGAAGCTCGAGGGCACCGAGGCGCCGACCCGCCTCGAGCACACGGGCGCGGATGGCAAGCCGATGGAGTTCCGCGATGGCATCACCGATGACGAACGCGCTGCTCGCATCGCTGCCCTACTTGACCGAGTCGGACAGAGAAGAGCTGGACTCCCTGCTCAAGGCCCCGTGGAAGTGGTCCCCGCTCCCGGGCCCTCAGACTCAGGCCCTCGAGAGCAAGGCTGACATCCTTCTGTTCGGAGGAGCCGGAGGCGGCGGGAAGACGGATCTAGTGCTCGGGCTCGCGCGGTATCACCATCACCGCTCGATCATCTTCCGGCGCGTCTCCACGTCGCTCCCTGCGATCATCGACCGAAGCCGCGCCATCTACAACCCCGAAGGCCTCGCCGCCCCCAAGGACTCCTTCAACGAGGGACGCCTGCGCTGGAAATTCGAGGACGGGCGTCAGGTCCGCTTCGGCTCCATCCAGTTCGAGAAGGACGTCACCGACTACCACGGCCAGCCTCACGACCTCTACGCCTTCGACGAGATCACCGAGTTCTCGGAGCGACAGTTCCGGTACGTGACAGGCTGGAACCGCACCGTCGTGAAGGGCCAGCGCTGCCGGATCGTCGGTACCGGCAACCCCCCCACCACCGCCGAAGGCGAGTGGGTCATGGATTTCTGGGGGCCGTGGATCAACGATCGCCACCCCCACCCCGCGAAGCCAGGCGAGCTGCGCTGGTACTCGACCATCAACGGCAAGGACGTCGAGCTCGAGAGCGGCGATCCCGTGCGCATCGACGGGGAGCTCGTGACGCCGCGCTCGAGGACGTTCATCCCAGCGCGCGTCGAGGACAACCCCTACCTCATCGAAGCCGGTTACGTCGCGACGCTCCAGGCGCTGCCCGAGCCCTTGCGGAGCAAGCTCCTCTACGGCGATTTCCGCGCCGGCCGCGAGGACAACGCCTACCAGATCATCCCCTCGGAATGGGTGCGGCAGGCTCAGGAGCGCTGGGTCAAGCGGGAGAAGCCCGACACGCCCATGACCGCGCTTGGCGTTGACGTCGCTCGAGGTGGTGGCGCGAAGACCGTTCTTTCCCCGGCCTTCGACAACTACTTCGCGGAGCAGCTCGTGCATCCGGGGTCATCGACGCCGGACGGTCCAGCTGTGGCGACGCTCGTCATTCAGGCGCGCACGGACGACGCGCTCGTCAAGGTGGACGTGATCGGCGTGGGGACGAGCGTCTATGACCACCTCCGCAGTCCCTTGAAGAGCCGCGTGGTCGCCCTGAACGGCGGCGCGCGTGACGGCACGAAGCGCGACAAGAGCGGCCAGCTCGCCTTCGCCAACCTCCGCGCGCAGTGGTGGTGGAGGCTGCGCGAGGCGCTCGACCCGACGAGCGGCCAGGATCTGTGCATCCCCCCGGATCCCGAGCTGCGCGTCGACCTCTGCGCGCCGACCTGGCACCTCTCCGCTCGCGGCATCCAGGTCGAGTCGAAGGACGAGCTCGTGAAGCGCCTCGGCCGCAGCCCGGACAAAGGCGACTCGCTGGTCTACGCCCACGCCTCGACGAAGAGCGGTGACCTCGACTTCCTGCGAACCATGGCGGAGCGGTGAGCGTGCGATACGCTCACCAAGCGGAGCTCGCCATGGTGCGCAGGGAGACCCTGCGACGGCTACTGGCTTAAACGGCTCATGAAACAGCGTGCCCCGCGCCCTGATACGTGGGGGCCATGGCGCGAACACGTGCCGCGGCCCGGCGCAAGGACTCGGCGGATACACCCACGCCGCGGAAGGTCATCGGTCTGAAGAAGATCGACGGCTGGGAAAATGCACTCACCGGCTTAGGAACCGCCCGCGACAAGCGAACCGCCGGCCGGGTCGCTTACACCAGGCTCTCCTGGGTCGAATGCGAGGAGCTCTGGCGCGGCGACGACATGGCCGCCAAGGTCGTCGAGGAGCCCGCCCGCGAGATGACTCGCCGCTGGCTCGACGTCCAGATCGAGAACGAAGCCGAAGACGAGATCTCCGAGACGAAGGCCGACGCCGAGCTCGTCGAGAAGGATCTCAAGCGCCTGAAAGCTCAGGGCCGCGTGCGCGAGGCGATCATGCGCCAGCGCGCCTATGGCGGCGCGATCCTCCTCGTCGGCGCCGATGACGGGGTGTCCGATATCTCGTTGCCTCTGCGCGAAGCATCGCTCAAGCGCATCCGGTTCTTGACGGTTTTCGACGCCTGGGAAGCCTGCCCGCGCACGTACTACCAGGATCCCGGGGACGAAGGGTATGGCGAGCCTGAGACCTACTGGATCTATCCGCAGGGCATACCGGGCGGCCTGCAGATGCGCGTCACGCCCACTGCGGGGACCACCATCGTCCATGAGTCGCGGGTCCTCCGCTTCGAGGGAGTCCGGGTCTCTCGCCGGCAGGAACGCGAGAATCGCGGCTGGCCTGACTCGGTCTTCGTCCGCATGATCGAGGTGCTCAAGGACTTCGGGATAGCCTACGGCGGCGCAGCCCACCTCACCCAGGACTTCGGGCAGGCCGTCCTCAAGATGCGCGGCCTCTACGAGGCCCTCGCCGCCGGCAATGAGAAGCTCGTCCGGGCTCGGCTCGAGATGATCGACGAGTCGCGGTCCCTGCTGCGCGCGCTGCTGCTCGACGCGGGCGACGGAGCCGGCGGGCCGGTCGAAGACTTCGAGCGCAAGACGACGCCAGTCACGGGCCTCCCGGAGCTGCTCGACCGGATGGCGAACCGCCTCGCTGCCGCGGCCGACATGCCCGTGACGAGGCTCATGGGTCAGAGCCCCGCCGGCCTGAACGCCACCGGCAAGCAAGACGCGAACTGGTGGATGGACCGCATGGCTGGCCAGCAGGACGAGGTCATGCGCGATCCCCTCGAGCGGCTCGTTCACCTCCTCTTCCTCGCGAAGGAGGGCCCGACCAAGGGGGTCGTTCCCGAGAACTGGTCTCTCGTGTGGCGTCCGCTGACGCAGCTGTCGCCAGATGAGGAGGCCGGTCGGAGGCTCAAGGTCGCGCAGGCTGACGCGGCGTGGATCGGCGCCCAGGTCATCATGCCCGAGGAGGCCGCGGTCTCTCACTTCGGCGGTGACCAGTTCGACGCCGAGATCCACATCGACAAGGAGCTGCGGAAGGCCATGGCCGACAACACGGCCGCGGGAATCGAGAACGAGGCGGAGTCCCTCGACGATCCCGCGCCTGGCGAGCCCGGCGGCCCGCCCAAGCCGCCCCCGGTCGTCGGCGTGCCCGGCGGAGGTCCACCACCTCCTGGCGCTCCTCCCGCCGGCGCGAAGCCGCCCGGCGCGCCGCCGGACCCTCCCGCCGGCGCGAAGCCCAAGGCGCCGAAGCCAGGCGAGAAGCCGAAGGGTGGAGCGCCGCCGTGAAGCTCGTCAACCTCGACCCGCGCTGGTTCGCGGAGCCCGGCCGGAAAGGTCAGGGCGTCTCCTTCGTCTGCCCGCACTGTGCCGGTGCTGAACGCCTCGTCCGCGTAGCGGTGGCGTTCGCCAACCCCCTCGACGGCGGGCCACCGATCTCGCTCGCGTACCCGGTGCTCTGGCCGGCGCTCTGGCCGCCCAAGGGCGTGCCCGACGTCATCACGGTGCCGCCTGGCCTCCACTGGACGCGCACGGGCGACACGCTCGAGACGCTCTCGCTCGAACCCAGCGTGGACGCGAGCGGGGCCGGGCACTGGCACGGCCACATCCAGGCGGGAGAGATCCGGTGAGGCTCGACGCTATGCTTGCTCGCTCGGGACGGCTGCGGACGGCTCGCGCGCTACCCCACCAGCTTCAACCCGACGCGATCCGCATGAGCTACTTCGCCGCCCTCCGCACCATGGTCCGGGAGATCAAGGCGCGCGTGCTCGCCGCTCTCAAGCCGAGGTTCGCCGAGCTCGCGCGCACCTACGGCCCGGACAGGAGTGACGCCGTGCACAGCGACGCGATCGACTTCAAGGCCTTCTTCGATTCCATCGCTCGCGACTTCTTCAAGGAGTGGACGAATACACGCTTCGCCGAGGTCGCGCGCAGCATCGGCAACCGGACCGCCTCCTTCCAGAAAAGGGAGCTCGGGAAGCAGTTCCAGGCCGCCTTCGGCATCGACATCATCAAGGCCGAGCCCTGGCTCGCCCCCAAGGTCGAGGCATTCACGCGCGAGAACGTCACGCTCGTGAAGTCCATCCCGGTCCGATACCTCGATGACGTCGAGGCTCAGGTGATCCGCGGCATGCGTGAGGGCGTGCGCTGGGAAGGCCTCGCCGATACCATCGAGGCCAGGACCGGCGTGGCCGAAAGGCACGCTCAGCTCGTCGCACGCGACCAGGTCGGGAAGTTCTGCGGCGCCCTCAACGAAGAGCGCCAGCGCGATCTCGGCGTTGATAGCTTCAGGTGGCGCACGATGCGTGATAACCGCGTGCGCGAGGATCACGAGCGGCTCGAGGGCAAGGTCTTCCGGTGGGACGACCCGCCGCCAGGCCGAGACGGTGAGCCCATGGTCCCGGGTGACGAGGTCAACTGCCGCTGCTGGGCGGAGCCGCTGCTCGAGGATCTCATCTCCGAGCTGACTGGCGAGGCCGGCTGACGCCCCTGCTGCGCCCCCTTGATACGTGGGGAAGGTGAACAGCAGGAAGCTCGCACAGTTCAGGGCCGACGTCGCCGCGAGACGCACCGTCGTCCTCCACCGCCGAGGCGCGCCAAGCCCAAAGGTGCTCCGAGCTGACTCCGCCCCGCTGTCTCTTTCGCCATCACAGAAGGCGAAGCTCGAGAAGCTCGGATGGGCGTTCCTCGCCGAGCTGCGCGACCGCTCCGACGCCGGATGGGAAGACGTCCCACGCGGCAAGGGCGGCCAGTGGACCACTGCCCACGGCCTCCCCGCGGGCATGAACGCTGCGCACAAGGCTCACCACTCGAAGCTCGTCGCGGGAGGCAAGCACGAGGCGGCAGCGGCCTACCGCGGAAAGTTCGCCAAGGCTTCGGCGCCGGCCACACAGCCGACGCCGGCCGCGGCGCCACATGAGCCCCTGGCTCCGGCCGCGCATGAGCCGCCAGCGCCGGTCGCGTCCGCTGCGGCGCCTGGATCGCTCGCCGCGCTCTCTCGCGTCTCGGTGCCTTCGCCGGACGCGCTCACCTTCGAGCAGAGCGGGAAGGACATGGGCGGCGCGGGCGAGAAAGACGTCTACAAGGACGCCACCGGCCAGCGCTGGCTCTTCAAGGCCGCGACGGTGAAGGGGACAAACGAGCCCAAGCCCTATGCCGTGCATGCCCAGGTCGCCTTCGCGGAGGTCGTACATGAGGTCAAGGACCACGTCCCGGTCGCAGCCGCGACCATCAACGGCAAGCTCGGCACCCTCCAGCCGATCCTCTCGCTCGGGAGCCCCTCGAACCTCGCCCAGGTCGAGCCCTCGAAGCTCACGGAGCGCGAGAAGCTCGACGTCGCCCAGGAACACGTTCTCGACTGGGTCATGAGCCAGCACGACACGCACGGAGGGAACCTCCTGCGCACGTCTGACGGCCGCGTGGTCGGCATCGACAAGGAGCAGGGCTACCGCTACTTCGGCAAGGACAAGCTCGACGTCCACTACCAGCCCAACACCGAGATATACGGCGAGAAACCGCCCTACTACAATCAGTTCTGGAAGGGCGTCGGCGACGGGTCCGTGAAGTGGAACCCGCACGAGCTCGCGCCGACGATCGCCAAGGTCGAGGCCATCCCGAGCGAACGGTTCGCAAGCCTCGTGCGGCCTTACGCAGAGTCCATCGGGAAGGGCGAGGCCTTCGTCAAGGCCGCGGTGGCTCGGAAGGAATCGATCCGTGGCGACTTCGAGAAGCTCATCGGCGGTGTCCAGGGCAAGCCGTTCAAGTTCGCGCACCAGGACGGCGCGCGTGAGGACTGGAACGAGGAGGAGTTCCTGCGCATCCCCGCCGGCCAGCCCGGTGGCGGCCAGTTCCAGGGCGGTCTTCACCACGAACAGAACCCGCTCCCGAAGCTCACCCCTGGGGTGAAGGCAGCGCTGACGAAGAAGGGCAACGCGGCGGAGGCGGCGACCCTCGCCAAGCTCACGAGCCCGGACATCGAAAAGTGGAAGGCGAGCCTGGCCGAGAACCACGAGCTCGCGGCGAAGACCACCGACCTCCACGAGCTCGAGATCTGGCACCAGAAGGTCATCCCGAACGCCGAGGCGCACCTGGCCAAGGCGATCGAGGCTGAACAGGCAAAGCAAGCCGAACAGACCCCGACCAACATCCACGCGCAGTCATCGCACGGCCTCACGCCGAAGGAGACCGGCGAGGAGCGGCTCCCCTACGTGGCGGCCCAGGCTCACCTCCTCCAGGAGCAGACCTCGACCGCGCAGGCAGCATCCGGCGCGAGCAAGCCGTCCCTCGACCCTGAGACCGGGAAGCCGTGGGTACTCCCTGCGAACGCGCCACCGCCGCCCCCGACACAGACCGCTCCCGCGGCGACCGAGCCCGAGCCCGAGCCCGAGCCGGAAAAGGCGGCGCCTCCAGCGCCTCACCAGAACGCCGGCGCGAAGCCTTCCACCATGAAGGCCGGCCACAAGGCGGCCTACTCGAAGCTCATCAAGGCGGGGAAGCTCGAAGAGGCCTCGGCCTACCTCAAGAAGTTCGAGGGGAACGCCACAGCGCCACCGGAGCCGTCGCCCGCGTCGGAGTCACCGAAGGCCGGAGGTGGCACGTGGAAGGCCAAGCCCCTCGGCCTCCAGAGGCACAAGGCCCAAGAGCAGCTCGGCGGGGAGAACCCGAATCACGCCGACCAGGAGATAAAGGAGAAGACCACCGGCCCCTTCGAGAAGTGGAGCAAGTGGCTCTCGGGCGCGATGCAGCACGCCATGGGCAGCTTCAAGGGTATCGGCTTCGAGTGGATGAATGACCACCTTCGAGGTGGCAATGTCCAGGACGGAAAGAACGCGGACATGCTGCGCGCGCTCACCGAGGCCTTGAACGCCGCCCCTGAGACGCCCCGGGACTTCGTGGTGTGGCGCGGATTCAAGTACGGGAAGCTCGCGAAGGATCCCGCAAGCGTCCTGGCTGGCAAGAGCGGGATCCTCCATGACGAGGGGTTTTCGTCACACTCGCTCTCGATAGATAAGGCCATCGAGTTCGCGGGTAGTGACAAAACAAAGGCGGTCCTCATGCGGATCCGCATGCCGGCCGGTACGCGTGTTCGCTACTGGACGAGCGAGCATGAGCTCCTGCCGAACCGCGACAGCCGCTGGCAGATCAACAAGGTCTATAAGACGACTGACGGCTACACGGTGCTCGACGGCGAGTACCTGGGCGCGAGTCCGGTAGGCCTCTCGAAGCGTGGCGCGAAAGAGGACAGCCTCACTCGATTCTGACGCCGCCCTTCTCGAAATCCTCCTCGGTCCAGCCGAAGCGCCCGTAGATGATCCCCTCGAGCCGCTCCAGCTCCTCGAGCAGGTCGGGCGCCTCGGCGGCGAGGTAGCCCACCTCATCCTCGGTCGCTGCGCCCGTCGCGAGCTTGCGGGCGACCCCTCTCGTCTCGTCGAGGGTCTTCAGGTCGAGCGGGGAGGCCGCAATCCTGCGTGCGAACGGGGGTCGGTCGTCCGCCTCGGCCGCTGCCAGGAGCTTATCCGCCTCGGCCCTTCGCCGATCGATCTCCACGAGCAGCTCCGGTACAGCGTTCGCGAGCTCCGCGTCGTCCGTGGCCTCCATGGGCGCGGCCGTCCTGATCTTCTCGCCCAAGCTCCAGAGGTTTGCGCGCCGCTCCATGCTCATCGCCATTTTCAGCCTCCTTCATCCCTTCAGTGCGGCCTGCCCGAGCATGGTTGCGAGCGTCTCGCTCGGGAGACTGTAGTACACCTCTCGTCCGCTACGCTCGCTGTCAAGCGTGAGGCCCGCCCCGCGGAGCACGTGGAAGAGTCGTTCGACCGTCCTGCGCGAGCACTCGAGTCGCTTCGCGAGATCTCCGGGCGTGTGCTTCTTCCCTTCGAGCAGGTGGATCATGTCGAGGAGCTGTGCGGTCGTCGAGTCGTTATCGCGCCGCCTGCGCGACGCGAGACGTCGCGTGAGCGTCTCAGGAAGAAGCCGGTACAGCACATATTGCCCGCTCTCCGAGTGGTATTTCGGCGCCCCCTCGGCGTTCAGCTTGGGCGCGGAGCGCTCCGAGTCGAGCGTCAACCCAGCGCCCTCGATGTCCTGGATCAGCCGCTCGACACTCGAGATAGAGCACCCCAGCTCTTCCTTGAGGCCCGACTTCGTTTGAGGCTCGGCCAGCAGTAGACGGATCGTCTCGAAGGAGCGCAGCGCAGCGGCCCCGCGCTCGCGGCGCTGGCGCTCCAGTGGTCTACGGGCGGTCGCAGCCTTCGGCATGAGGTGGTGCCTCCTCCTTGCAGCATGCGCGGAAAGTGGTCGCACGTCAAGTACGGGCTAGGTTTTCTTGACGACGCGATCGTTGAGGATGACGGCGCCCGGGTACTTCCGCAGGACGAACGCGCGTGCCTTGTCGCTGACGGCGACTTTCAGGGTGTGGAGCTCGCCCTCTGGGTCTCCGGGGACGGTGAACACCGTGTTTCTCATGCACAGCCGATTCAAGCGCCGTTCGTGTGCCGCTGCGTCGGCGAGGTGCCCGATGAAGCAAGAGACGTCCCACGCCATCGGCTCGCCGCCCTCGTAGCCTGCAGGCATCGGGGGGAGCGCAGCAAGGTGCGCGATAAGCGCGGCCTCGGCCGCCACTGCTCCCGTTCCACCTCCGACGTAGTCCACGCGCATCTCGCCGCCGTATCCGCCGTCCTCGTAGGTGGCGATCTTCACCCCGTCGCAGCAGAGCCACCCGGCCATGGCGTAGCCGTCTGAGGTCTTGAGCTCGTGGTGACCCTTCAGCGTGTACATGTGATCGGTTTCCATGGTTGCGGGCTCCTGGGGATCTAGCGGTCGAGGCTTACATCGAAGAGCGACAGGTCGAGGCACGCGCGGCCGGCGTGGCCGATGGCGTAGGCGAGCCCATCCTCGAGTGCCTCGCGCCTGGATCCGCGGACAAGGATGAAGCAACGGCGCCAGTCGCGGCAGATCCACATGCCATCCTCGCGCCCACCGACGACCTTCTCGACGGTGACGAGCTTCCTCTTCGGTGCGCTCATGGTGTCCCCTTCCTTCGCTGTGTTGCGCCTCGCATGGCCCCTCGAGCTCGCTCGAGAGGTCGTGTGAGGGGGCGGCCCCTCGGGGCCGCCCGCGCTCGCTCAGGCGGCCTTCGCCACCTTCGCCGTGCGCTCCGGGCCCTTCGGGTGAGTAGGGGGCGGCTTTAGGAGCCAAGGCGCTTGCTGGCACCGGCGCGCTCGTCGAGGTTGAGGGACCAGCCGGCCTTCTGCCCTTGCTCGTAGCCGCTCGGGTTGACGGGCCGGCTCGAGGTCGTTCGCAGATTGAGGCTCTTCTTGACGTAGAGGTCAACGGCCTCTTGCAGCGCGGCGAGGACGATCGCGACGCTCGGGGCCGACCCGTTGGCGGAGGGCGCGGCGGCGCTCAGCTCTCGAAGGCTCGAGACGAGGCGCTCGCGAACCGTGGCCACGGCGCCGACATGGAAGGCGCGCTTCCACTTGATCGCGTACCCGCCGAGTTGCTGGCTCTTCAGCATGGGGAGGCCCGCTCGCGCGGCGATCCATGCGGAGTCGCTCATGCGCGTGATCTCGCCCAGGAGGTAGAGGTAGGTGGCGCGGAGGGCCTCGCGATCCGTGGCCCGACCAACCATGTAGACGTCACCGCGGGGGACGAAGTAGACGCGACAGAAGAACGAGCGCGCGATCGCGTCGGCGAGCTGCGCGTGCCAGTGCTGCACGGCGCCGTATTTTCCGCTCATTGGTTCCGACTTGATCTCTTCCTCGACATGGCCGGGCGTGCCCGCGAGCTGCGCCTCGTCGATCGCATACTTGACCATGAGCTCCTGCGCGCGAGCCGCGGCGAGGGCGGCCTCGTTCGGATTGGAAGACTGCGCGAGGGCCAGGAGCTTCTTGATCTTGTCGGCGATGTTCATGGTGTCTCTCCGTTTTCTTCGGGGCCCCTTGCCCCGTCCCTCGATGATTGAGTATCGCCTATCTACGGTCGTATGTCAAGCATGGACGCAACATTAATCGCGCTGGTCTGGTAGGTGCGGGTAGGGAGGGGGGGGCTTGTGGCGCGAGCGCGACAAGCCCCCTTCCGTCGTGGCGTCACTTCGGCGACACGGCCGCGCTGGCGATCTGCGCGGCTTCCGCGGCGGCCTTGGCGGCGGCCATGGCGCGGCGCGTGACCCATGCCTTGTGGGCGGGGGACAGGCCTGCGGTTCCGGGCGCGGGCGTGGGCTTCGGTGGTGGGGCAACCGGCATGCTGGTCGCGATGTAGGACGCGATCTGCGCCGCCCATGCGGCCTCGTCGGGCACGGGCATGGGCGCGGGCGCGGGCTCGCTCGCGGGCGCAGGGGTGGCGACCTCGAGCGCGGGGGCAGGCTCGCTCGCGGGGGCCGCGGGTTCGCTCGCCGCGGGGGCTGGCGGCAGGGCGCGATAGGCCTCGAGCCCCTTGGCGGTCAGGGCGATCCCGATCGGCTCCTTGCCTTGCGCGGGGTAGCAGGCCACGAGACCCTTGCGCATGAGCGCATTCACGACACCGCCGAACCCTCGGCGAGTGATGCCCTCGATCGGGAAGGCCTTGTAGGTGCTGGGAACCTTCCCCTTCTTCCCGACCATGTCCTTCGGGTCCGGCCTGGATGTGGCGATCGCGGTGAGTAGTGCGCTCTCGATGTCGGTCATGGTGCGTCCCTTCCTTCGGTTTGTCCTGCGGTCCTTCACACGGCCCCTCGAGCTCGCTCGAGAGGTCGGGTGAGGGGGCGGCCTTCGGGCCGCCCGCGCTCGCTCAGGCGGCCTTCGCCTTCGCAGCCTTCGCCTTCGCCGCTACCACCTTCGCCACCTTCACCACCGTGGCCTTCACCTCCGCAGCCTTCGCCGCGTTGGCGTTGCGGGTCTTCCAGGCCTTCGCTGCGATCGCGCTCCGGCTGTTCGCGTTGCGGGTGTTCCAGGCCTTCACTGCGGCTGCGTGGCGGATGCTCTTGAAGGTCTTTGCAGTCATGGTGTTCTCTCTTTTCCTTGCGGGGCGGTGTGCCTCGCTTTCGATGATTGAGTATGCCCTATCCACGGTCGGACGTCAAGCATGGACGCAAAAGAAAATCGCTATTCGGGTAACTCATGGAACCCCGGGGCTAATTCTGGCTCCTACACGGGCGCGGGGGCCTTGCCCTTCGCGGCGGCCATCGCGCGCCTCGTGACCCACGCCTTCTGCGCGGGGGAGAGCTCGCCGCCGGCCGCGGGGGTAGGCGCTGGCGCGCGGGGGGGCTTGCCCTTCGGCGCGGGCGCGGGGGTGGAGGCTTCGGCGGCCTTCGCCGCGGCCGTTGCGCGGCGCGTGACCCACGCCTTCTGCGCGGGGGAGAGCTCGGCGACGGTCGCAGGGGTAGGCGCTGGCGTGCGGGGGGCCTTGCCCTTCGGGGTGGGCGCGGGCGCGGGCGCGGGGGCAGGCTCGGGCGCTGGCGCGGACGCGTTGCTCTCGAGGTACGCCTTGACGCCCTTCACGGTGAGGCTGACGGAGGGTCCGGGGTAGCAGACGACCAGGCCCTTATTCGCGAGACCTCGCATGACGCCCGAGAAGCCCAGGCGGCTGACGCCCGGCGTCGGGATCTCGTCGGGTCCGCTCGGGATCCGGTTCTTCTTCCCGATGAGATCTTTCGGGTCGGGCCGCTTGGTAGCTATCGCCGCGAGCAACGCCGCTTGAGTCGCCTGCATGACGGCTTCCTTTCCGCTGGAGTGCTGCGCTTCTCACCTGGCCTGCCGAGTCTCCTCGGCGGGTCGGGTGAGAGGGCGGCCCCCCCGGGGCCGCCCATACTCTTAGGCCTTCGGCATGGGCAGCACAGCATAGGCGGCGTCCCGGAGGTCGGCGGCCTCGTCCACGTCGCTCGTCGCGTTCGCCAGCAAGGACAGCGCGTTCGAGAGCCTCCACGCGCCCTGGCCGGCCGGGAGCGCCTCGACCGGCAAGGCCTCGTTCTCATACAGGGCCTTCACCTTCGCGAGCGATGCCGTCTTCAGCCCCTTCTTCTTCAGCACGGAGATTGTCGACTCGACGTTGATCTCTTTCGTGGCGGCCTCGCGAAGCGACTCGGTCAAGGCGTCCAGGTGCTTGGTGACGCCCTTCATCGTATCCGACAGCGCCGATCGGACCGTCGAGACGTCGAGCTCGATCGTCTTCTGCGACAGCTTGATGACATTGTCCTCGCCGTACTCGGCCGAGCTGAAACGGCGGCCGATGTGGATCTTGCGGAACATGTCGTAACCGACCGCTCCGTTCAGGCACAGGAGGCGCAGAAACATCGCATTCAGTTCCTGCGCGCCGTTCCCGTAGTCCGAGCCGCGCATCTCGACGCCCGGAACCACGAACTCTCCGGGCGCGATCTCGACGATCTCGGGCCGCAGGAAGGACAGGAAGCCGCGCGTGTCGGACACCTCGCCGCGGTAGGGGACGAGCTTCGCCTTGAGCGACTCCTCAACGAACGTGTCGAAGAAAAGCGCGTTGTCGAGGCACTTGTACGCGGGCGAGAGGAACGCCTTGGCCGTGTCGCCCACCGTGCGGACGAGGAGGCCATCGGCCGACTCATGGGGAAGCACCTTCAGGATGTTCTCACGGAGAAGCTCGGCCTGGCCGTGCTGGACGAGGGTGTCGACGAACGCGCCCGGGATCCCGGCGCGTGAGAGGAACTGGCCGCGGGCGTGGCCCGTCATCTCGAAAGCGACGCGCGTCCCGGCCTTCTTGTCGACGACAACGGGCCTCCACTTGAACCCGCCGTCGCTCTCCACGGTCTCGATGTCGATGGCGCCTGGCCGCACGCGCAGATCCTTGCGCATCTTGAATTCGCGCTGCATTGCCTCGAGCCCCTGCGCGGCCTTCGCTCGCCCGGCCTGGATGATCGCCCCGAGCTTGCCCTGCGCTACCTGCCGCTGTTCCGTCGTCTGCGCGATGACCGCCATGGTGTGTCCCTTCCGTGATGTGTGTGTGCTGCGCCCTCGCATGGCCCCTCGAGCGAGCTCGAGAGGTCTGGTGAGGGGGCGGCCCCTTGGGGCCGCCCGACCGCTCAGGCCTTCGCAGCCGCAGAAGGAAAGCGCAGGCGAAGCGGGACGAACTGCGAGGCCTTCGCCGCCTTCGCCGCGGCCTTCAGGTTGGCGTTGCGGGTGACCCACGCCTTCACTGCGGCGTTGTGGTGGAGGGTCTTCAGGGCCTTTGCAGTCATCGTGTCTCTCGCTTTTCTTCGGGGGCTTGGTTGCCCTTCGATGATTGGAGTATCGCTCATCTACGGGCGCACGTCAAGTACGGTCGGAAAAGAAAATAGCGATTCGGGTAAGTGATGGAAACCCGGGTCAATTCTAGCGGCCTTTGGGGCGCGCTCAGGGGATCAAGGGAGCGGCGGGAGTGGTGCGCGGGGCATCGCGGTGCCGCGCGGGGCCGTATGGCGCGTGGGGGCGCGCGATATGGCGGGGCTAGGGCGTGGGGTAGGGGAGGGCGCGCGGGGCTCGCGCGGGCGCGGGCGCGCTGGGATAGGAGGCGCGGCGAGCGCGCTGCGCCGCGCAGGCGCGCACGGTTACGAGACGAGCTTGAGGTGCGAGCGCCGCTTGCGCGGGCGCGTGTTCGCGCGCGGGCGCTTGCGCGTGCGCGGGAAGTGGGAAGCCTTCCGAGCCGCTCGGCTCGCCTCGAGCGCGTGACGGATTCGGAAGGCGATGGGCGCGTGCCGGGGGCATGCGCCGACGTCTTCGGCCGCCGCTTTCGCGATCCGGCGCTTCTCCGCGCGAGCTCGCTGGCCGGCTCGCCGCTCGCCCAGGATCCTCGCGCGGCGAGCCTCCTGGTACTGCGCGCGGACCTCCCGCTCGAAGGCGTCGCGTGCCTCACCCCGCGCTGGCGCCCGCACGTAGCAGCGCAGGCGCGGATGCCAGTAGTAGGTGCCCGAACCCTTGCCCGTGGCGGCCTCGCCCGCGGCAAGGTAGGCCGCCGAGCTCGCGGCGAGCGCTCGCGTCCCCTCGACCCGCTCCAGCATGGCCGCCCCGAACGCCTCCGGCGAGAGGCGCCCGTGATCGTCCATGACCGTCTTCCGCCAGCCGGGCAGATGGAAGGCGTCGGGCCCGGCCGCCGCGTACCACGCGACGAGTGCCCTGGCCGGCGTCGAGAACGGGTCCGCGGCGGAGGCCTTCGGCCTCGAGGCGCGCGGCCTCGCGCTCCCCACGCTTCGGAGCTCTTCCTCGAGCCGCGCCACCGTCGCGCGCAGGCGCATGCACTCGGCACGGTAGCCGCCCCCCTCGAGCGGAGCGGCCGGCGCCGCGATCCTCGGCCCCGCCGCCGCTGGCAACGGCTCGCCCTTCGCGCGCATGACCATCGCGAGCTCCTCGAGCGTTGCCCTCATCTTCGGGCCCAATACGAGCGTTCCGCCGTCGGCGAGATAGAGCGCGCCGTTCGGGAACCGCGACAGGTACCCCGCCGCGATAAGGCCCTCGATGCGCAGCTCCGCACCGGCGAGGATCGCCTTCCGCCGAGCGGGCGGGAGCGTCCACGCGGCAAGGAGGCCGCGCATCGAGGGATCCAGCGTCTCAGCGTACATCATGGGGCCTCACGGTGAGTGTCAACCACGGTCGCGTACTGGACGCGGAGCTAGCTCGGGGTTGCGAGGCTCTGGACGATGTCAGCCCAGAGGGATTGAAGCGCGAGCTCGAAGTCGATCGAGGCATCGCGTGCGCCGCCGGCCGTGTCGTGCGCGACCTCGTGAACCACGGTCGTGAGGACAGACTTGAAGGTGGCTAGGGTCGAGCGGGAGATCTGGATCTCCGAGTCCTTGTCAGGCTCCGACTTGTAGAGGCCGCGCAGATCGGGCGAGGGGAACTCGACGATCTTGAATTGGGCGAGACGAAGGTGCGGCCGGACGCGCGAGACGAGCGAGACCGCTCGCGCCCAGTGCTGCGCCTCGCTCGCGGCGAGGGACTCGATCTCAACCTCGGTCGCGACCTGACGGCGGAGCTCGTCTCGCGCCGTCGCCAGGTTCCCGACCTCGGGCCACAGGATCTCTCGCAGCTCCGCCGAAACCACCACGCCACGCCGGCCGATGCTTCGAGCTTGCTCGCCTTCCTCCTCGGAGGACACCGGCAGGGTCGTGTCACCGAACCGCTCGCGGAAGAGCGCGGCGAGCCCCTGCTTCACCAGGGTTGATGTCGCAGAGCCGTATCGCGCGGAACGCACGTCCGGCGCGCCCGAGCTCAAGAGCGACATGAAGGCGTCGAGGTGCTCGGGATCCTGCTCGCAGACGGCCCCCCAGAGCTGCGCGATAGCCCATTCCGCCTGGCTGCGATCGACCATGCGCCGGTCGCGGTCGAGCGACACGCGCCGCGCCGGAAGGTCGTAGCCATACCGAAAATCATCGATCTTCTGGACGAAGATCCCGCTCAGGTAGACCTTCCCCGCGTACTCCTCATCGAGGAGGATCGTCCCCTGCCCCTCCGACCGCGCAGTCTCGAGCGGGGGCTCGAGCGACAGGAACCGAGGGCGGATCTCCTGCCATGCCTCCCCAGTGACGCCGCCCACCTCGATACTCACCGCGTCGAGGCTCTGCGTCGGCCGCTTGAGCGTCGAGATAACGAGCACCCTTGCCCCCCCAAACTTCATCGAGCACTCGATGCTGGGAACCCATCGCTCGTCTCCCGTGCGCAACACGACGGGGTGGCCCGCGTTCACGCACGCCAGGAGCGCGAGCTTGTACCCCTCGCCGAATTTCCCGATCTGGTCCGACCGCTCCCGCTTGGTTGTCGAGCCGAGCAGTAGCGTGCGCGTCGTGAGGCTCGCGCCCTCCGACACGAACAGGAGCGACTCCTTTCGCGCGTCATATGAGACCGTGAACGCGTGCCCGTCCTGCTCAGCATCCAGGCCATTCTGAACAAATTCGCGCACGGCCTCGGCCAAGCCCCAATCAACATAGTGCTGCTCTATGGTTAGCTCAATTTTCGCCATGGGTGTTTTCCTCTCAGGTGCCGCGAGCCGTCCTGCGCTCGTCATCCGCGTGATCGTCGCTGTTCCAGGCCGGATCGCTGCTGTCCGTGAGCCCAGCGAAGGGCGCCTCCCCGAGCTCGGCGTCCGCCATCGGGGCAGTACAGATGATCTCTTGATAGTGCAAAGCCCTGCCTCTGGGTCTGTTCGTATTTGGTCGTCGCATTGCGTCGTGTGCCTCGCCTTTGATGTTTCGAGTATGCCTTATCCACGGTCGCAGGTCAAACCTGGACGCAAGACAAGATCGCCATTCGGGTAAGCGCAGGAGAACCGGGCCTAAACAGGTCGCTCGCGGGCGCTTGCAGGGGCGTGGGAGGCCGCGCAGGGGCGAGCGGCGGCCATATGGCGCGCCATGGCGCGGGGGAGGGGAGCGCGTGGGGAGGTCGCATGGGCGCGGGCGTGGGGCGCGCGGGAAGGTCGCGAGGAGGGCGTGGGGAGGGGCCGTGGGGCGCGTGGGGAGGGCGTGGCGCGTGGGGCGCGTGGGCGCGCGAGCGGGCGCGCTGCGATACGTGGGGGCCATGCCATACGCGGTCGAGAAGCGAGGCGAGAGATGGGCGTGCGTCAACGCGGAGACCGGCGAGGTCCACGGGGAGCACGACACCGAGGAGGACGCCAAGGCGCAGCAGCGAGCGCTCTACGCCAGCGCCCCCCCTGAGAAGGAGCGCGGCGACACTGAGCGTAGCGATGCCGAGGTGCCTCGCGACGATCACGGTCGTTGGGCCGCTGCCGGGTCGGCGAAGGACGAGCGCTCCCACAATGAGGCGGCGCGCTTCCACCGCGCCAAGGTCGACGAGCACGGCCTACACTCACAGAGCGGCAACGCGCACGAGCAGGCATGGGTCCAGCACGTCCGCGCCGCACAGTTCCATCGGACGCATCCAAGCGGTAGCGCGGAGGACAGCACAGACGAGGCCGCGCTGATGTCGCGCCGGGCGACCGAGGCCAGCGGCTACAGCAGGACGCTCGAGAGGACCAAGAAGGACAGCGCCATCACGCGCACCGTCCGACGCTTCGATGTCATCGAGCGCCTCGATGGCCCCACGCTCCTTCCCAACGGCTGGCTCAAGGCGGACGCCGCGATCGCGCGCACCGGGATCCAGGAGTACCGCCGCGGTGACGGCTCGATGCGCCGCGAGCTCCGGCCCGAGGACGTCGTCTTCCACTCCGACGCGCTCGCGTCTTTCGCGATGGTCCCCATCACCGACAACCATCCTCCCGATGGACTCCTCGACTCCGAAAACACTCGCGAGTACCAGCGCGGCCACCTCGGCGAGACCGTGAGGCGCGACGGAGACAAGGTCCGCGCCACCGTCCTCATCACCGACGCCGACCTCGTGAAAGCCGTCACCGCCGGCAAGGACAAGCTCTCCTGCGGCTACACGTGCGACCTCGAGGACGCGCCCGGGGAGTACCAGGGCCAGCGCTACGACTGCATCCAGCGGAACATCCGCGGAAATCACGTTGCCGTGGTCGGCACTGCCCGAGGCGGGCCCGATCTGCGGCTCAAGCTGGACACGGCCGACGGGGTGGCGATACGCGGGATCTGTGACGAGCCGCTGCCAGGCCCCAAGAACCGAACCACCGAGGATCGAATGGTGAAGATCAAGATCGACGGCATCGAGGTCGAGGTAGCGAACGATCAGGGCGCACAGCTCATCGAGCGCGCCCTCGCCGCGCGTGACGAGAGGGCCGACGGGTCGGAGAAGACGCTCAAGCAGGCTCGCGCCGACGCCGCGCAGGCCGCGACCCAGGCGAAGGCCGACACCGACGCCTTCCGCGCCCGCGCCACCGTGGCCGAATCGAAGGTCACCGAGCTCGAGAAGACGCGCAAGGACGCCCAGGACGCCCTCCCGCAGCTCATCCGCGCCCGCGTCGCGCTCGAAGACAAGGCCAAGGGTATCCTCGGCGCCCAGGCCAAGATCGATGAGCTCTCCGACCGGAAGATCAAGGAGGCCGTCATCATGAAGATCCTCCCCGACGTGAAGCTCGACGGCGAGCCGGACGCCTTCGTGGAGGCGGTCTACCGGGGCGCCCTCGTCTCGCAAGAGAAGACCGCGGCCTCGCGGGGCCTCGCCGCTGCTCGCGGCGCGACGGGTGCTCCTCAAGATCGCAAGGACGAGCCCGAGCACCTGGACGCTGACGAGGTCCACAAGAAGAACACCAAGACGTCAGAGGACGCCTGGAAGAAACCCAACGTCGGCATGACGGCATAGCCGCGAAGGTTTCCCCGCCGCAAAAGCGCTTCGACAGGAGAAGAGAACATGCCAGGGATCACCAGCTACCCCCTCGCTCCAGCAGTTGGCTTCCCCGGCCAGATCGCCGATGAGGGGCCGCGGCGCATCGCCAGCGCCGTGAACAAGACCGGCGCCCCCATGCCCTTCGGCGTCGCCATGAAGAAGGGCACCAACGACGATGAGGCGGTCTACCTCGCCGCCACCGGCGACAAGCTCGCCGGCATCGCCGTCCACCGCCACGACGTCAACACGATCGGCTCCACAGCGTGGGCGAGCGATGCTGGCATTCCCACCGACGATCGCTTCGACCTCATGGAAGAGGGCGTCGTCTTGGTCAAGGTCGAGGAGGCCGTCGTCCAGGGAGACAACGCCTTTGTCCGGTTCGAGTCTGGTCCCGGTGGCTCGGTGCTCGGCGCTTGGCGGAAGAGCGCCGACACCGCGAGCGCGCGTGCCGTCGTAGGCGCCTACTTCAAGAAGTCCGGCGGCGCGGGCTCGATCGTTCCCCTCTACATCAACGTCTTCACGGCGAACGGCTAACGCCGACCAACAGGAGCGACCATGCCGCGCGTCAGCATTCACATCCCCCATCTCGATGCCGCGGACAACGCGTTCATCGAGAGGAAACTCGAGTACGTGAAGTCGAAGGTCTACGAGCAGCCCTACCCAGACTTCCTCGGTCGACAGCTCATCCCCGTGTCGCACGAAGTCCCGGCCGGCGCCGAGACCATCAAGTACGACATCTTCGACAAGGTCGGCCTCGCCCAGCGCATCCGGTCGTACTCGGACAATCTGCCGCGCGCCGACGTGAAGGTCCGCGAAGAGCGGTCTCCCGTTCACGGGTACGGCATCGCCTACGGCTACTCGAATCGCGAGCTGCGCGCTTCGATCATGTCGAACGTCAACCTCGATGGGCGCAAGGCCTCCGCCGCGCGCTTCGGCTTCGAGCTCGCTGTCGACGTGGTCTCCGCGCTCGGAAACTCCGAGGGCCTTCTCGGACTCCTCACGCTTCCCAACGCGAACGTCTACACGGTCCCCGCCGACGGGGCTGGTGGTGGTGGCGGCTCTGCGCTGCTCATCAACAAGACCCCTGACCAGATCATCCGCGACTTCAACGGCGTATCGAACAAGAGCGTGGGCCTCACGAACGGCATCGAGATGCCGGACACCCTCCTGCTCCCGATCGATCAGTACAACTACGCGTCATCGACGCCGCGCGCCTCGGTCTCCGACACCACCATCCTGAAGTTCTTCCTCGGGTCGAACCCGTTCATCAAGACCGTCATCCCCTGGTTCCGTTGCAAGGGCGCGGGCGCGGGCGGGACCGACCGCATGATCGCGTACAAGCGCAGCCCCGACAAGCTCACGCTCGAGATCCCCATGGAGTTCACCCAGCAGCCCCCCCAGCTTCGCAACCTCGCCGTTGACGTTCCGTGTGAAGGGGAAATCGGCGGGGTGATCTGTCCCTACCCTATGAGCGTGACTTACGGGGACGGCATCTAACGACGCGCCTTTCACTCGCGAGTGAGGCGCCCGCGGCCTTTGCTGGCGCGGGCGTTCCCTTCTTAGAAGGACAGGCAGGAAAGAGAATATGCGAACGATAATGGTCGAGAACTGCGAGGACCGGATCCACTGCATCGCGGATCTTCCGCTGCGCGTGACGCCGGCTGTTCAGGCGACCTCCGCCGGTGCTCCACTGCCTCCCAAGGACGCTCTCCTGCCAGGCCTCAACGAGGTCGACGAAGCGGCCTGGGAACAGGCGGAGAAGATCGAGCTCGTGAAGCACTACTTGAGCACGGGCGCCCTCAAGGTGACGCGCTCCGCGCCCGAGATAGGGAAGTACCAGCAACGCGAGGCGCTCGACCTCGTGAAGCGTACCGTCGATCGCAGCTTGCTCGAGAAGTGGTCGAGCGCGGAACGGCGCCGGCCGGTCCTCGACGCGATCGAGCTCCAGATGAAGAACATCGAGGTCCCGAAGGAGAAGTAGCGAGGGACCATGCCCGTCTTCGTCCATCTCATCTTCAAGTGCGAGCTGTGCGGCGCGGAGATCGAGACGCGGTCGCCGCTCACGTACGACTGGCACGTGAACCTCACGGCTCCGAGCGATTGGGTACGGAGCGTGAATCCGCCCGGTGGCGATGGTCCGCGGGTCTGGTGCGACCGCTTGCGGTGCGACGCCGCCTTCCGCGAGGCGATGCTGAAGCTCGAGCGGGGAGGGTAGAGCATGGCGGTCGCCCAGGCCGACATTCTCGCGCGCTGGCCGAAGCTCGCCCCGGTCACCGACCCCAGCGAATGGACCGCGGCCATCGGTGACGCGGCCCTACTCGTCCCCGCTGCCGTGTGGGGCGCGCAAACCGACCTCGCCACCATCCACCTCGCCGCTCACAGCCTCTTCCTCGCGCATCCAGAGCTCCTCACCGGCCAGGTTCAGAGCGAAAGCGTGGGCGGCGTCTCGAGGAGTTACGCGGTCGCTCCATACAGCTCAACCCAAGGCTACGAGCGAAGCCTCGCCGGCCAGGCCTACCTCCGCCTTCGCGCAACGCTCGGCCTCGGTTTCTCGGTGATCTGATGGGCGTTACCGATCGCGACCTCGGATGGAACGCACTCAAGGAGACTCTGCGCTCCCTGCGCGGGCGCGACTCCTACGCCAAGATCGGCCTGCTCGGCGAGAAGGCTGCAGCGGTCGAGCACCAGGCCGAAGCGAAGACGACAGCCGAGGTCATGACCAATGTGGTGCTCGCGGCTATCCATGAGTTCGGCACGGAGCACGTCCCGGAGCGCTCATTCATCCGCAGCACCTTCGACGCGAAGCGCGAGGAGTACCTCGAGCTCCTGCGCAAGCTCATCCCAGCCGTCTACGACGGAAAGACGACTATCTCGAATGTCCTCAACATCATGGGCATGAAGATGAAGTCGGACATGAAGAACGCGATCCTCGAAGGCTCTGGCATTCCGCCGCCGCTCGCGCCCTCGACCGTCAAGGCGAAGCAGCGCAAGGGCAGCTGGCGGAAGACGCCCGCCAAGGATGCGCCACGACCGCTCGTAGACACCGGCCGGCTCGTCGCCGCCATCGACCACGCCGTCGTCCTGGCGGGTCGAGGGATCGGCCCCACCGCGCACCGAGGTAGCGCCACCATCGTCGGCGAGGAGGAGCCTTGAGCCTCGCCGACGCGATCTCGTCCTTCGCGACCGGGACCTACAACGTCACGCGGCCGACGCCCGGGACCACCACCGGCGGCGTCTACCAGGAGGGCGCGACCCAGTCCTTCGTGCTGACGGGGTGCGTGCAGCCGCTCGGGTCACGCGACCTCTTGCGGCTTCCCGAGGGCGAGCGGTCACGCGAGCGGGTGAAGCTCTACACCACCACCGAGCTTCGCGTGGCGACCGCGGGCGGCTCGCTCTCCGATCGCGTCGTCTACCGCGGCGCGACCTACGAGGTCGAGTCCGTCGAGCCCTGGGATGAGCTCGGCGGCTTCTTCACCATCGTCCTTCGCAAGATGGGCCAGTAGCGCAAGGCTCGGTCATGCCGGACACCTTCGATCTCAAGCTCCGCGGCGGCAACGAGCTCGACCTCTCGGGTGGGCAGCTGCAGCTCGTCGGTGGGGCGGCCTGGGTCCGCCAGGCCATAGAGACCAGCCTCTCGCTCGTGAAAGGGGAGTGGTTCATCGACCCGACTGTCGGGATGCCCTACTTCGACCAGGTCCTCGTCAAGAACCCGAATCTCTCGCTCGTTCGATCGGTCTTCAAGAAGGCGATCCTGGCTGTGCCGCACGTGACTGGGCTGCCGACGCTGGATCTCGCGTTCCATCGAGCGGCGCGGCAGCTCTCGCTGTCGTTCGTCGCGACGACCGATCTCGGGCTCGTCTCGGGGTCGTGGCCCGCGACTGGCGACGTGCCGGCGGTGCCGACGGTCACGTGGATCGCGGAGACCGTCGTCTCCGGCAGCGCGGATCCGGGCTCCACTGTGACGCTGCTGGTGGACGGCTCGGTCGCGGGGCTCGTGCCTGTCGGCACGGGCGGTTCCTGGTCGCTGAATGTGCCGGAACTCATGCCGGGTTCTGCTCTGACCGCCAGGGCCTCGAACGGAAGCGGGACCTCGGCCGAGAGCGCGCCGGTGTACGTGCCTCTTCGCACGGTCAGCGCGGGAGCGCCCAACAGCATCCCTTGGGACGGCGAACAGTGGATCGTGACTGAGTAGACATGGCCACCCTGGTCTTCGACAACGGTGTATGGAAACCCCAAAGGCTTGCGCTGTTCGGGCTGAACGGGAAGTGGCTCGAGACCTACTCCGCGGAGGTCGCGGTCCAGAGCGGCCTCGTTGACGTTCAGGCCCTCTTGTATAGGTCGGGCAGTCCTCTACAGGGAGGGCTCGAGCTCAACGGGTACGGCCTCTCGAACATCATCGCTCCAGCGCCTGCTGTCGGCGCGTTCTACACGCTCAGGGGTACGCGCACCGACGCCTGCGAGAACTTCGGCAGCCTGGACCTCCACGGAACGCCGCTACCTCTCCCGACCGTCGAAGACGGCGTGCCGGCCTATGCGTTCTCGGCAGCCTCTCAGCAGTACGCGTCCTTGCCAGCGACGGGCGGCGCCAACTACGATCTCCTCGGGCTCCTCGGCGGCGACGGGACAGGCTTGCGGTTCTGGGAGATCGCCGGGAAGGTGAAGCCCAAGGCATGGCCGAGTGCCGGCGAGAACGTGTTCGTCATCTTCTCCGGCTCCTTCACCCAGAACATCGCGGTCTGGTTCACATCGGACGGCGTTCTCCACGCCCGCATCCAGAACGGCGCATCCGTCCAGGAGCTGACAGCGCCAGGAACGGTAGCCGTCAACGGGTGGACGGGATTCGCGTTCCGTCACCGCCCAGGCGCTCCAAACGTCCTGGAACTGCAGACGCACACCGGCAGCTTCGCTTCGGTTGCGGTGAACCCGTCGTCGTACTTCATCCCGGCCACCGACGTGCCGATACAGATCGGAGCGGGCTTGAGCGGCGCGAGCTCCACCGTGTATCTCACGGGGGTCTGCAGGGACCTGTCGATACGCAACGCCGCCATGTCAGCGCAGGCCGTCGTCGCGGCCGTGATTGACCCGACAGCGGAGCTCCAGATCATCTTCAAGGGAGTCGCAAACGGCGTCGAGCACGACGTGGGTGCGTACCTCCTCTCGCAGACGGCCAGCAAGCTCACGATGTCGGTCCCCGACCTCGCGGATGGCAACTACTGGATCATCTGTCGAGTGCCTGGGCACGCGGACTCCACCAAGCGCTTTTTCACCGTGAGGTCATTCAAGCCTCGCAGCATGGGCTTGCACATCAGCTTTGAAGCATCTTCCATGCCTCAGATCCACGCCGCCTTGATGGTCGGACACAAGCAATGGGGCGGCGCGAACGGTGGCGTCACCAATGACAACATCACCGTGAACCGGCTCACGGGCCTGTGCGAGCTCACGGCCTGCGGGAACCTCTACGCGGGTCCGGTGAAGGGAGTGGATCGGCTGGGCCAGCCGTCCGGCGTGAATACGCGCATCGGTGCCTGCCTGATCTCTCGCGACTACTACGGCCCGGGGAGATACAGGGTCGTCTTGAAGCCCGTCCAGGTGGAAGGGGTCTGCAACGCCCTCTGGTCCTTTCACTATGAGGAGGGCTACCCGGGCAGCGAGGTCATGGCGCAGCACCAGGCGGACGGGCTGCACACGTCGGGCAGCGAGGCCGACGGCTTCTACACCGTGCGGAACCACGAGATCGACATCGAGTTCCCGACCGCGCTCAAGTCGACGCCCAACCAGGAAGCGGTGACCTTCACCGCCTCGCGGTTCAACTGCTGGCTGGGCGAGCTGCGTAACTGGGACGTGCCGAACAAGGACGTTCCGCAGAGCGACCCGCTCTACAGCCCGGTGAACGATCCGGTGTACTGGTCGGAGTACACCGACGACTTCGTGCAGCACGGCGTGAACCTGGCGGACGGCCAGTTCCACGAGCTCGGATATGACTGGCACCTCGACTCGGACCCGCGAGTGGAGTTCTACATCGACGGCGTGCTTCGGAAGACCACGAGGACTCATGTCCCGAGCATCCCGGGACGCTTCTGGGTGGGGGTCTGGTTCCCGAGCGGCGCGATTCAATGGGCCGGGCGCAACGCAGACTGGGCGACGCAGGCCATGCTGGTGAAGAGCATCGACATCACGCCTTTTGCCTCGGAGATGCAGTACGCCCGGAACGTCTCCGAGTCCTACCCAAACGACGTGTTCCGCGACTTCATCCATGTGACGGGTGAGGGTGAGGTCGTGGACGTGCCCTTGCCGCAGCCCACCATCACCTCACCACTCGACGGGTCCACGTACCTCGCTGGCACCGGGGCTCCCGACGTCACCATCGCCGGGACGGCGTTCCCGGGCGCCAACGTGGACATCCTGCTCGACAGCGTGCTCATCGACACGGTCACGGCGGACGGCGCCGGGGCCTTCGCGTACACCTTCAACGCAGGCCTCGGTTCGCACACGATCGAGCTGCAGCAGACGGTCAACGGGACCACCTCTGCGCTGTCCATCGTCTCCGTCACCGGGGAGCTTCCTCCCCCTCCCACCATCACCTCACCACTCGACGGGTCCACGTACCTCGCTGGCACCGGGGCTCCCGACGTCACCATCGCCGGGACGGCGTTCCCGGGCGCCAACGTGGACATCCTGCTCGACAGCGTGCTCATCG